ACCGTTGCAGATAACGAGGAAATTGCCCCCGGATGTCTCCTGCATCGTGTGCTGCCACTCGCCATTCGTCAGGCTCGATACAACTGCAGCGCCAACCGCACCCGACGAGGTGACCTCATAAATATCCGTGGACTTCGCCGCAAAGAGTTTCCGGGAGGTCAGGCCCGACCACTCCATCAAGCTAGGCATCGTCGCGCCTACGCCGGTCGCATGGCTTGAATGACCCCTCCGCAATTCCACGTAATCAGGCTGCGGAAAGATATTATCCAAAACCAGCGCATCACTGGCCGGCATGTCACTGATTGAATCAATGGCATTCAACCCACCCACCGGAGCCGGTACAGGTCGAGGCCGTGCGGCAACCGCAGCACGGTTGCGCGTTGTTGCTGCTGGCCTGAACATTACAGGTTCCAGCTACCCTCGATAACCAGCGGCTCCTTGGCGTGGTCGTAGAGGCTTGTGTCCTTTCCATAGTTCAGCGTGCGCTTCCCGCCGCCGTCCCGCATTTGCGCCTGTGCCTTCTCGGCCTCGTAAGTCGTCATTTCTTCTGCGTAGTCAAAACCGCGCGCCTTGCGATACCGCCAGATCACACCCAACAGCATCAGGCTTTCATCAAGCAACCCGGTGTCAGCGTCCGCCGCCCATGCCGTCTGCTCCACAGACGCACCGCTCTGACACCAGTTGTTCGAGACATATTCATAGCCGTATGTGTCGCCCGCTTCCGGTGTCGGGGTAATCAGTATGTCGCCACCGCGTATTCTGAACGCATCTGTCAGCAACGCTGTTGATAGGGACTGCTGCGCCTGCCACTCGGACGAACTCAGCGGGCCGGTAATGCGCCGCTGCTGCGAACGGTTGAACATGCTTCCCGGGACAAGGCGGTTGAAATCGCTCTCAATCGCCCCTGTCTGGACAGCCTGTGCAACACTGGTAAATGTCTTTTCCTTCGTGATGGCTTCCCACGTGTACGAACGGGCGAGAACGCGCCCTTCCTCATTCGCTACCTGCAGAAGCAGGCGCACATTCGTATCGGTGGAAGCGACCACGGTGGAGGACCGGGGCAGCGACAACAAGTCCTGCGCTGCGTTTACCAGTGTTTTAAGCGTCATTATTTTGCCTTACGCTTTTCCTTCGGCGTCAGTTCGTTGACCATCTTTTTCAGGTCCTCGATTTCAGCACGCAGGTTTTCATTTTCGCTGCTCAGGTCGGCGACACGCTCAGCGAATTTCGCGTCACCCTGCATCGCCTCGACATATGCCACTGCCTTTTCTTTCAGACGGCGCGCACCCATGCCAACGCGGTTCAAATCGTTTTCGGTAAGCCCCGCCAAATCCTCCGCAGAGCGGATATTCAGCGCCCGCAGATGGTCTACAAGACCTTTCGGGACGAACGGCAGCACATCAATCGGCGTGCCGTCTGTGGGGTCCTCCTGGCCTTCCAGCCAGCGGTCGTAATACGGCTTGACGTAGCGCCACAGTTCCTCGTTTTTCTGCAACTCGCTGATCGACCACGGCGTGGACTCCCCGTGCGAGCCTTTCTTGACGAGGTCAACGGCATGAACCTCCCGAAGTTCATCGGGGTTGCCTTTGACGGGCTTATAGTCCCGGCGAAAGTTCATCGGTATGACGTTGATTTCCTGCTTCGCCTCATCGGGCGAAATCGGCTGTACAAGCATTTATTGTCCTTTTGTCAGGTTCGGAAAGAACGCAGTCAGTCCTTCTCCAGAAAAGAAAAAGGGAGGAGCCGAAGCCCCTCCCCTGTCGTCAGTACGGGAAATCGCAGAGGATCTCCTGTGCGGAGATATCCCCCGCGATCGCGCACACGGCATCGGTAACAGCACCGGAAACGTCGAGCGTCCCGTCTGCCGAACCAGTGGGTGTGAGCGGGTCGCCGTCGGCTCCGGCGGTCAGCGCAATGGTCAGGACAGCCCGACCTTTGATCTGAATCCAGCCGAACTCGTTATCCGACATGGCTGCCTGCAGGACGCCCGCGCCAACCTCGTCCGAAGCGGACAGGTCTGAGGTAACGTCGTTGTTGGCATACCCGGTTGCGGCTACGTAATACGCAACCTCGCCCGCGACACCATCGACCGCAGCGGCTTCTTCGCTGTACGTCACATACTTGTACAGCTTGCCGTCGTGGCCCTGCGCAACGGCACCAAGAGCGAACTCCTGAGTGGTCGTCACCTTGTCGGTATCAGCACCGATAATAAAAGACATATCAGTTAGCCCTCCTTAGGCTTCATCGATGAGTTTGCCCTGCAGCGAACGATTGCTGCAGCACAGGTTGCCCATCCAGATCAGCGGGATGACCACGGCGTCCTGGTTGACCGAGGATTTCTCATCGAGGAGCGACCATGAGGCCTCTTTATGCTCCGTCATTTCGAGGTAATCGGTGTTCAGGAAGTACATGACCTTCGAGGTCGTGCCGAAGTTGGTATTGCTGTCGAAGACAACATCCGCGCCGACGAACTTGAGCGTGTTAAAGCCCGTGTTCGCTTCGTCGGAACCGGCAAAACGCTGCAGGTCCGTCAGGGAGTCCCAATAGAACTGGTACATGTCATGGGACGCGACGATCAGGTCCGGCTTGTCCGCACCGCGACACAGTTCAAGCCACATGCTCTGCATGAAGCCTTTAATGTTCGCAGCGGTCGGCGTGGCGGAACACTCAACGAAGTTGTTCTGCCAGAAGTCGAACGTGGTCGAGTTGATGCCGCCCACGGTGCCGGTGCCGTCGCTCGTGACAACATGGCCCAGGCCGCCCATCTGGTTGGAAAGCGCACCCGTCGAGTACAGATCAATCGACATGTTGTTCGCAGCCGTTCGACGCGCATTGGTCGTGCGGGCTTTGACAAGATCGATCATGGCTTCTTTGCCGTTGTTCTGCCGCAGTTCCTTACCGGACGCCGTGACATGAACAGCCGCCTGCACCCAGTCGTACTTGGCTGCCGACAGAACGTCGGAGGCCGAAATATTCAGGGTATCGAAACCGCTGTACCGCTGGTACGTGGAGTTTTCGGCATAATCGAGCGGCTTGACGATTTCATAGCCGCCGGATTTCTTCGTGATCTGGCCCTTCTTTTTCAGCCGACGATAAAGGGCGTTGTGGTTGGAGACGTTATCCGCAATCTCCGTGCTGTGATTACGAAGGGTCGTCGTGACCATCTCCGTAAAGGTCGAATTGGGTGATGCCATTTGGCTATCCTCCTACTAAGGGTTAAGCCGCCCCGGCTACCCGGTCGTAGATATCGCCCAACTCCTCATCACGGCTCTCGTACTGCGGCGGGGTGGAACCCGGTGCAGTGCCGCTTGAGTTCAGATTGGTATCAGCAAGCCGCTTGGCTTTCGCCGCCTTCTCGGCTGCCTCATCCTGCCGTTTGCGCTCAGCTTCCGCAGATTGCTCTGCAAGCAACTGTGCGCGTGTGGTGGGATTGGCCCATACCGCTTGATCGTAAAGTGTTTGCAAGTCGGTGCCGGGGTTCGCCGTCGCGAGGCGCGTCATGTCGTCCATGACTGTCTCGAAGTGCGGATTCTCCTTAGCAAAGGCCTCAATCTCGGCGTTTTTCGCTGCGATCTCCGCATCCCGTTGGGCTGTGAAGAACTGCTGCTGTTGCGCCTTGAGTTCGTTGATTTCGTTGACCAGAGGGGCGGTTGTCGGGTCGATGTATTGATCGCCCGCGCCTATCTGTCCGAGATCGACGCCGTATTGCTGCGCTAACCACTGAATGGCCTCGTTCGGATTTGTCCTCAAATACTGATCCGCCGCCGATAGCTGGCGCACATACTGCGCTGGCTCGACACCGTTCAATTCGAGGTTCTGCCGGACGGGTTCCAGGGCCGCATCAATGGCCTCGTATCCCTTCAACTTGGTGGCACGTTCACCGTCGGTCCTCTGCCAGTCGCCCTCTCGCCGCAGAATCTCGTCCTGCAGTTCACGGGCTAGAGTGGGCCAGACTTCCTTTGCGGCTGCCGTCCATGAGGCGGGTGCGTCGAGGGCCTGCGGTGCAGCCTCGGGTTCCGTCTCTGTGCCAGGATCGGCTTCAATCTCTGCGGGAGTTTCCTCAACCGCTACCGGCTCGTCTGCCGGTTCATCCTTGAGTGCGAACTTGCCTGCGTCGTCGCGCGGCTGCTGCTCCTCAGCGTTCGCTTCGTCAAAGATAGCCCCCAGTTCATCCTCAACGGATACAGGGGCTTCGTTCACGCCCTCATCGGGCATGGTGTTTTCTTCGTCCATTTTCGCTCCTTGGGTTCTGCTAGGGCTTCAAAAGCCTGTCGCGTGCCTGGTCGGATAATTCAAACGGTGTCTCAGCGGCGCGGGTGTCGAGGTACTTCTTTTCCTCGCGGGCCAGAGACATTTCCTTGCGGTCGCCGTCCATGCGCTCGCCGGGGTCAACCTCACGCACATTGAAGCGCGCCATTTCCTCACGCCGTGCGCGCCTGCCATCAACGGGGCGCATACTCAGCGGCGAGACGTATTCGGGCAGATCACCCCATACGGCAGGGGCTACGGGTTCGGGGCGGACAAACTCCTCACGGTCCACCCACCCCTCACCACTAACCCAGATGAACTTAGGCAACTTCGCTCACCGCCATCTTTTC